ATGCTACTTCACTATATTATTAGATAAGTTTGTTAAATGTATAGATAATTCAACATAAAGACAAGATAATGTTAGCATACTATATATCAGGAAGCAATAACTATTCAATTAGAGTAGCTCCTACGGGTTCTTCTAACCTTGTATTACAATTGCAAGATATGTACACGTTAGTGAATACATCATCTTCTATTAGTGCATCTGGGAGACCTTACACTTACCAACCATATGAGAGTATCCTTAATTGGACAGCTTCTCTATCACAAGCTATTATAGGTGAGCAGTATAGAGCATATATAACTGATGGAACATCCTCTATTTGGCATGGTTCTATTTCAGTATTTGCTTCTCAATCAATAGATAAGCCATCAACTGTATCTCAATTAGGTGTTGAAGAAGTGTATAAGAGTAACGTAACTGATAACGAATATATAATAATAGAATAATATGAAAGGAACACAAGCCTTTTCCGTAGTGAATTTAACACAACAGGAAATACCAATCGTAAGAGAGGATATAAAAACAAGATATAACTGGGTACCTGTTGGTATAATGGGACCTGATGATTATTTTCAGAACATAACTGATAGCTTTACAATCTCTACAACTAATGCAGCATGCGTTGAAGGTATAGCAGATTTGATATTTGGTAAAGGATTGTATTCTAAAGATACAGCTTTCCAAACTGTATTAGATAAATTAATACCGCAAGAAGAAATTAAGAGAGCTGTATTTGATTTAAAATTATATGGTAATGCTGCAATGCAAGTTTATTGGGATGATACTCATACTAAAGTAGTTAAGTTTTATCACGTTCCAGTACAAAATATTCGTGCTGAAAAACTATATGATAATCCAAAGGTAGAAAACTATTACTATTGTGTTGATTGGAGTGATTATAAAACTCAGAAGTATAAGAAAAAGATTCCAGCATTTGGTACATCTAATGAGAAGATGGAAATTCTTTACATTAAGAATTACACACCTGGTAAATACTATTATAGTTTACCTGATTGGATGAGTGCATTACAATTCTCTTATGTAGAAGCTGAATTATCTAACTTACACATTAACAATATTGAAAATGGTTTCTTACCATTAGTGATGGTTAATATGAATAATGGTGTTCCAGCTCCTGAAGAAAGACAAACTATTGAAGATTTAATTGAATCTAAATTTACAGGTACTAGAAACGCTGGTAGATTTATGATTTCATTTAACGATGATGCTGAAAGAAAACCAACTATTGAAACAATTAGTACTGATAACTTACATGAGAAATACAAATATGTTGCTGAATACGCACAAGACCGTATATTAGTTGGACATAGAATTACTTCTCCATTACTATTTGGTATTCGTACTGAAGCTAATGGATTTAGTTCTCAATCAGAAGAAATGAAAACGGCTTTTTCAATCTTACAAACGATGACAATTAATCCTTTTCAAAATTTAGTTATAAACTTCTTAACAACTGCACTTAGTGAAGGTGGATACGAAGATACTGAATTATACTTTGACCAATTAACTCCATTAGCAATTCTTTCAGAAACTGCTGATGAAACAGGACAAACAATTGAGCAGGTTGAAGATGATATTAATGAGCAAGGTGAAAATCCTGCAGCAATTGAAGATAAAGGTTCTGTTGATACGAATATAGATGATGTAGCATTACAAATGAGTAATCCTAACTTCACAAAAGAATTTGAAATATTTAAACAAAAATAAAATGAGCTACGCACTTTTTGTAACTAGAAACGATATAATTAAAAACTCTCCATTACAAGGAGCTATTGATGCTGATAGATTGTTACCATTTGTAAGAACAGCACAAGACAAATATATGTTAAACCTATTAGGTACTGTATTGTTTTATTACTTACAAGAACAAATTACAGCAGGTACTGTATCTACATTAGATGCTTATTATCAGGATTTAATCAATGACCACATCAAACCTACCTTAATATGGTACGCATGCGTTGAATACATCCCCTTCAGTAGCATCCAATTCAAAAGCGAAGGTGCTGTTAAGCATAGAAGTGAAGTGAGTGAGGCGCCATCTAAGAATGAGATTGATTACCTTTTACAAAAAGCTATGAATAGTGCAGATTTCTACTCAACTAGAACTCAGAATTATTTAATATCTTATTCTAACCAAATACCACAATACCTACAAAGTGTTGGTAACTTAACACAGGTTTTCCCTGATTTTAGTAATCAATATTTCGGAGGTATCCAATTATAATAATATGGGAAACGTAGTAAATAATATTGGTACAAACTATACGTTGTACTATAACGCTTTAGATTACTTCAAAACTATAATGACAAACCATCCTGGTATTGAAGTTGTAACGCAAGGAGATATATTTGAGGTAGATACTGAAAGTTATCCAGCATATCCAATAGGTAATATTCTTATTACAAATGCTGCATTTGATGATTCAGTAACCGTATATTCTTGCCAACTTATTGTGGCAGATAAAATGAAATTAAAAAATAATGAATCAACAGGACCATTTAATAAACAAACTATTCCATTTTTTAAAACCGATGATTCCGTTGATATACACGCAAATACATTAGGTATTTTAAACGATTTACTTTCATATACACAATATGCAGTAAATAGTTTTGATATTACAGGTGGAATAAATTGTGAAGCATTTAAAGACCGTTTTGAAAATGGTTTGGCTGGTTGGGTTGCAACATTTGATTTGACAGCTCATAACGATAGACCAAGATGTTTATATAATTTATTACCTGAATAATGGCAAGTACACCTACATTAGAACAAATATCCAGCAAATACAGACAATTAGCTAAAGCTGGAGCGCCGGTTAAGACTGGTAAAATGAGAGATAGTATTGCTACGAGATATAAAAAAGTTAGTGATTTCAAATATACATTAGACCTTAATATGGTTTCTTATGGTTTATGGTGGAATACTCCTCCAAAAGTTATTAAAAGGGTTGCTTTATCTAAGAGACCTGAATTCAACTTTGTGGTAAGAGCTACTGAAAATAAAGATTTAACTGATATGATATTAAACTATTCAAAAGCTCAAGTTCAGTTATTGATTGCACAAAACTTACAGGATACATTCCAAAAAGGAGGGTCTAGTAAAATTAGACAATCTTTCGGTAAATAATAGCATCCAATACAATTTAGTGTTTGGTGGTTAAATGTTAAATAAGATACTATGGCCTTAACGATTACTCAATACCCAGCATCAGCATCATTGGCACAATCCCCAATGATTTTTACAGTTGCGGAAAGCAGCGCTGTTGTGTATAGTTCATCTTTTCAATACTATGCAGATTTATACTATTGGACTGGTTCAACTGTACAATCAAGTTCACTTCCTGAATATACATTAGTAAAATATCCAAATGAAAGTTTGGTAGGTATGTTTGATGTAAGTAGGATTATGAATTCTACACTAACTGATTTAGCACAACAAAACTCATCAAATGTAAAATATTTAGCAGTAGATTTCTATTGGCAATATAAAAGTGGTGTAACATTTATATCTGGTTCGCATGTAAAAAGCGGTATATATAAAGCATTAGATGGATATGGTATATTTCAAGAACCAATTAATCAACAAATAACTTCTAAATCAGTTTACTATCCATTATTAACGGATGGTCCTGCTACACAATCTTTTTTAGATTCAAATTATGGTGTGAGTGGTGTATATGTTGGTACTGCTGGTGGAGTACAACCTACTAAATTAGTTTATTCAGGTTCTTTAGGAAATGGTTCATTCACATTATCATCATCTATATCGTCATCACAACAAATTCAACAATACCCAATAGCACCTAATCAGACTGGATTTCCTCTATCTGCATTATCGGAGTACTATACTATCCAACCATACTCAGGAAGTACCGCATTGGGTACGCCTATTCGTTTTGAACAGGCTTGTATCCAAAAGTATCCTAACATAAGAATTAAATGGAAGAATAGATTCGGACAATTTGATTGGTTTAACTTTTATTTAGTTAATAGACAAGGATTTCAATCAACAAAGCGTACATATCAACCACAATTAGGTAGTTGGCAAAGTACTGGATTATCTTACCAAAATTCTGATAGCTCTACTTTAAATTATTTATCAGATAGTAAACAAACACTTTCAGTTAATACAGATTATGTAAGTGATTCGTATAATGATATATTTAAACAATTGTTAGTTTCTGATGAAATATATTGGATTTATAATGAACCTAATGATTTAAGACCTCTTACCATTACAACAAATAATATGGTATTTAAAACAGGTGTTAATGATAAATTAGTTCAATATCAATTTGATTTTGATTGGGGACAAGCATATAAATTAATAATATAATGGGTATAGTTACAACTCAAGGATTTGTATATAAGCTAATTGCAAATGATATTCAATTAGATTTATTTGAAGATGAAGAAATACTTTTATCTGATAATGTAACTGGATTGTTTGATTTAGGTGTAATACCTGCAGATTTTACAAGACAAATTACATTACCTGGAACTAAAAAGAATAATGCATTTTTTGAACACGTATATGATATTAGTGTTTTTAATCCTGATACATTCGCTACAAACATTAAAGTGCCTTGTTATTTAGATTTTGATGGTATCTATTTATCTAATGGATACTTACAATTAAATAAAGTAAATGTTCTTGCTAATAAATTCATTGATTCATATGAAGTAAGTATCTATGGAGCTGTATCTTCTTTTGCTAAAACAATTACAAATACATACCTTACTCAATTAACAACATTAAATCAATATAACCATACGGCATCTTATAATAATATTTCAGCAAGTTGGGGCGGTAATTTATTTAATGGTGATATCGTTTATCCTTTAGCTGATTATGGTAGTGGATATCAATTCACATCAGGTCAATACGAATTATTTGGTATGGATGACGAGAATGGTGCATTATCAGTACAAAACTTTAAGCCGGCAATCCGTATGAAAAAAGTATGGGATGCTATATTTGAATACGCTGGATACACATATACTGGTTCATTTTTTGATGAACCATACTTAAATGATGTGTATTTAGTTTGTAATAACTCATTAAAATATCCTGAATTTTCAGGTATTGATTTAGAAGGATATGGTAAAATAAAGGTGGGTGCAATATCTGGCAGTGGCATGACTGATAAAGTCCTTGTTGCTGATACATTTACTACACTACCTTGGTATAACGCATTATCAGACCCTCAAAACTTTTATAACAATGCTGCATACGAAGTAAAGGAAAGAACTAATTTATCAGGTATATTAAACATAAACATAAATGTAAGTTGTTCAGT